ACTGTGCCCATTACAGACCTTAGAACAAAAGAGACTGAATAGGAGTTAGTATGTGGGATGGATTTATTTTTGGATTTGTGGATAATGCAATTTTAATTATTGGAGCCTTTACTGGATTTGAAATTGAAAGATTCTTTAAAGGTTCTGGGGTCAGAGGAACTATTTTAGGCGCAGCAATTGGAAATACAATTTCGGATGCCTTTGGTGCTATTCTGGACCCCTCCCTACAACCACTGCTACTTGGAATCTTTGTAGGAACATTGGTTCCCATTCTTTTCATTCCTGTTATTGAATACATTATAAACTTGGATGATTGATATGGGTATTGTTATATTCTTAGTGTGTTGGTTTATACTTTCAGTTGTTTTTAGTTTTATTATGGGTCCGATATTAAAAAGAAGAAGTGAGGAAATTGAATATGGCGAACTTGGGAGATTTTCTGAAGGCAATCAATCTGACGAAGGAGAATCTAATTGAGAATGATGCTTTGGCGGAAAAGGAATATGTTCCGTTTGTAATTAATCGAACACTTTCATATTTTCCCGATACAATTCTCTATGCAAATGAAATGAACCTGCGGGGACATCTGGACAATCGCTTGCAGAATGATTATCTGCTAAATAGTATTAGAAAGAAGAAGCGATTTTCGAGATGGTTGAAAGCGGAAAAGAATGAAGACGTTGATGCAATTAAAGAATATTATTCTTGTAATCACATGAAGGCTTGTGAAATTGCAAAGATTCTGACCGATGAGCAGCTATCTCTTATTCATGAACGTCTGAATAGAGGTGGATTAAAAAATGGAAAGCGTAAACGATAATGCAAAGTCTATTCCAGTTGATCTGGATAGTTTAGTTGAAGTTGAGTTGAATGATGAAGATGATTTCTTGAAGATACGAGAAACTCTTACTCGGATTGGTATTGCTAGTCGCAAAGACAAGTCTTTGTATCAATCGTGTCATATTCTTCACAAGCGTGGGAAATATTATATTGTTCACTTTAAAGAACTTTTTGCACTTGATGGGAAGCCAACTAATTTTAATGAGAATGACCAAGGTCGCAGAAACACCATTGCCAATTTATTAGCGGAATGGGGTTTACTAAGTTTGGTCGATGTCAACAAAAGCGCCGAGGCAGTTCCCTTGGGGCAGATTAAAATTATCTCCCATAAAGACAAGTCAAATTGGACACTTGTGGCTAAATACAATATTGGCAATAAAAAATAAAAAAAGCACTTGACATTTCAATGTGGGTGCTTATATTATAGAACATCAAAAGTTTTAGATTGATGCCGATTGTCGGGTCAATTTAAATAAAAGCAATCTTGCTTATAATAAGGAGAAATAAAATGGTATTGACTACAAATAAAGTTAAAGTTTCACATATGATTCCGAGTGTTTTTAGTGATTTGCGGAATGACCCCTTTCTTGTTGGATTTGACCAAATCTTTGATAGGATTCTTTCCTCAGGAATTACTTCAGGACAGGCAGCATCATATCCCCCGTACAACATCGTAAAGGCAAGTGAATCTCTTTTCCGAATTGAACTTGCGGTTGCAGGATTCAAGGAAGAAGAGATTGAAATTACTGTACTAGATGACACCTTGACTGTTCAATCAAATAAGGACCATAGTGCATCTGGTGGTGGAGAAACTCTAATCCATCAGGGAATTGCAGAGCGCAATTTTAAGCGCACTTGGACGCTGAGTCCTACGGTTCAAGTCACGGGTGCCATGTTTGAGGATGGGCTTCTTACAGTATTTCTGAAGAATTGGTCCGACAAGAAGAAGCCGCAGAAGATTAAAATTAACAATGGAGTCGATGAAGGAGATTCGCAACTTTTGAATGAATAAATTCTCTAAATATAAGGGGAGCTTCGGCTCCCCTTTTTAGTGTTTCAATTACTTGGAGATTAAAATATATGGTTTGCGATTTCTGTGGGTCTGAAGAAAAGATGGTCAGGCGAATTGTGATGGATGCAGATTATAATAGACTTTATGCCCCAGCCCTGTACGCATGTTTGAAGTGTTCAATTGAAAAAGAAGAAGAAAGGAAAGAGAATCGTGAACGAGACATTTGAATTTATTCCCACAACTAGAAAAGTTGACAAAGTATACTTGCATTGTTCTGCGAGCAATCGCCCCAACCATGACCATGTTCAAGTTATTCGGGATTGGCATAAGGCGAGGGGGTGGAGTGATATTGGATATCATTTCTTTATTACGACAAAGGGAGAGATTCAGCAAGGTCGTTCCATCCATTCAACTCCTGCTGCACAGGCAGGGCACAATTCGGGAACGATTGCAATTTGTCTTCATGGATTGAATAAAGAAGACTTTACTCCAGAACAGTTTGATGCATTAATTCTTCTTTGTGATAAAATCAATAAGCACTATAATCGAAAAATTACATTTCACGGTCACTGCGAAGTTTCTGATAAACCGTGCCCAGTCTATGATTACAGAGAAGTTTTAAATTTGTCTCCACAGGGAAAGTTTGATTGTGGACCAAATGGAAAAAGCAATAAACCCAATTTGAGGGATTATTACTTTGAAACATTTTCAATGGGCGAACCGATAAAAGAATTGCAACGTAAATTAAATATCTGGATTAAGAATGACCCCAACTATAGGTTTGACATGTTGGATGTCGATGGGATGTTCGGTCAAGACACTACGAGGGCAGTAGTTCAATTCCAGAAAATACACAATCTGACTACAGATGGCGTTGCCGGTCCACTAACAAGAAATGCATTGGAAAAGGTAACCAAATACCTTTAGGATAAATATATTATGAGTTTTTATACGAATGTAAAAGTCGTAGGTGACCAAGTGTATCTGCGATACGTTGATGCTAATGGGAAGAGAGTTAAGGCAAAGGAAAAGTATTCCCCGACCATTTTCCTTCCCGCGAATGAAGAATCGAAGTACAAGACCCTTGATGGAAAGAATGTAAAATCCTTTAAGCCTGGGGGAATTCGTGATACGAGAAACTTCTTTCAGAAGTATAAGGATGTTTCAAATTATGACATTTATGGAAACGACAATTTTGCTTTTTGCTTTATTGGCGATAGGTATCCTGAGAATATTGATTATCAAATAAACAAACTTATCGTTGCCAATATTGATATTGAGGTTGCATCCGACCAAGGGTTCCCGCATGTGGAATCCGCAGCTTCTCCTGTAATTTCAATTGCCATTAAATTCAATGATGACTTTTATGTCTTTGGATTTGATGAGCCCGAAGATTGTAATATTGCAGAGACGCTAGGCAAGCGACATATTAAATATGTTTCATGTGAGGATGAACGGGACTTGCTTCTTCGATTCCTTGCCTGTTGGAAGGAACACTCTCCTGATATTGTCACGGGTTGGAACGTAAGCGGATTCGATATTCCTTATCTTTATAATCGAATATCTAATCTTTTTAATGATAAGGTTGTTCGCGAACTTTCGCCTTGGAAATATGTTTCGACCAGAAAGTTCCATACTGGTTATGGTAAGGAACAGATGGTTGTGGACATTAGCGGGATTTCCGTTCTCGATTATATTGAAATGTATAAGAAGTTTACCTATGCGAATCGAGAAAGCTATCGTTTGGACTACATTGCCAATGTCGAGCTTGGTGAAAACAAACTATCGTATTCTGAGTTTGGTAGTTTGCACACTTTGTATAAGAGAGACTACCATAAGTTTATCGAATACAATGTAAAGGATGTGGAGCTTGTTGACCGTCTTGAAGATAAAATGAAATTGATTGAGATGGCAATTGCTCTTGCGTATTCTGCCAAGGTGAATTTCAATGATGTGTTTTCTCAGGTGCGTATGTGGGATAGCATTTGTTATCATCATCTTCGGAAGAACAATATTGTTCTTCCTCCCAAGAGACATTCCAATAAGGATGCTCGGTTTGAGGGAGCCTATGTCAAGGAGCCCAATGTCGGTATGCATGATTGGATTGTGTCTTTTGATTTGAATTCACTTTATCCGCATTTGATGATGCAGTATAATCTGAGCCCGGAGAAGATGGTTTCTAATTCGGATATTAAATCTGATTTGTATTCTTCTTTGGTATCACGGGAAAGTTCTGTTTCTAATTATAGTGATATTATTAATAAGAAATTCGACACTTCCCTTTTGAAGCGGGATAATCTTACGGTTGCTCCTAATGTTCAATTCTTCAAAACAGATTCGCAGGGATTTCTTCCTGAGATTCTAGAGGATTTGTATAATGAGCGAACGACTTCAAAGAAGAAGATGATTGAAGCACAGAAGATGGCAGAGAAAACTACAGGCATTGAAAAGCGAAGGCACCTTAATGATGTTGCCAAGCATAACAACGATCAGCTTGCCCGAAAGGTTCAGTTGAATAGTGCCTATGGTGCGTTGGGCAATCAATACTTTCGATTCTATGACCTTCGTATTGCGGAGGCAGTGACCAAGGCTGGTCAGCTTTCTATTCGTTGGATTGAAAGTAAGATGAATGAGTATTTAAATAAAATATTGGAGACGGTGGATGAAGACTATGTTATTGCTAGCGATACTGACAGTATCTATGTCACTCTTGATAGATTGGTAGATTCAGTATTTAAAAACAAAGACACGACGAATGAAAAGGTTGTCGATTTTATTGACAAGGTATGTTCTGAGAATCTGGAACCTTATATTTCAGACTGCTATTCCGAACTTGCTGTTTATATGAATGCATTTGAACAGAAGATGGTTATGAAGAGGGAGGCAATTGCATCCAAGGGATTGTGGACTGCCAAGAAGAGGTATGTCTTGAATGTCTATGATAACGAAGGTGTGAGATATGCAGAACCCAAATTGAAAGTCATGGGTCTGGAAGCAGTCAAGTCATCGACTCCTGAAGTGTGTAGAAATAAAATTAAAGATGCACTAAAGGTGATTATGACAGGAACCGAAGAGGAGATGTTGCAGTTTATTGAATCTTTCCGCGAGGAGTTTAAATCACTTCCTGCGGAGGATATTGCATTTCCTCGTAGCGTGAATGGGATTGGAAAGTATACGAATGGAAGTTCCTATATAAAACATACACCCATTCATGTGAAGGGTTCGATTATTCACAATCGTTTGTTGAGAGAGAAGAAGTTGATTTTTGATTACGAACAAATTTCGGATGGAGATAAAATTAAATTTTTGTATTTGAACGAACCAAATCCAGTTAAGGATTCTGTCATTTCGATTGGAAGT